AAGCCGAAGCCGCAGCTCAGACTGAAGCGCAAGAAAATGCTGCTCTTGGTCAACGCATCATGGACGTTATCGGAGAGAAATACCTAGGCATAGACATAGGCCGTATAGATAGCAAAAAATATTTAGATATACTTGTGGATGCTGCATATACCATAAACCCTGCTACGAATGTTGGTAATCTAAGACGTATGGACCCTACGAATGTTGCGGATAAACGCGAGATAATAAACCTATTAGAGATTAGCCCTGACAAACTTAAAAAAGTGTTTTCTAATAGGGCAAAGGATAAAGAAAACTTTAAGGTTCTTGAGCCAGAATTATTAGCAGGAGCTAAGGCTGCTAAGTTTTACTTTAAAACGGCCCTTAATGCTGGCTTGGCTATAGATACAATCGCATATGATATGGTGTACGGCACTAGCAGAGTGCAAACTCAAGAGGGTATGACACCAGAACAACAGTATTTTTATGAGGGTAAGAACAAAGGCGCTGCGGAGAAGGCCGAGGTATGGCTAGAAGAATTTTTAGACCCGTACACATACGCGTACTACACTGCTATGAAAGCAAACTTTAGAAATTTAAAAAGTAGCGCAAAAGATGAAGCGCGGCGTAGATCAACTGCGTCACAAAAAGCTGATGTAGAAAAAGAAATTATAAAAGGTAAAGAACCTAATCTATCTAATCTGCAAAAAGAAGAAGAAATAGCGCAGATGAAAGACATAGATACGGTGCTAGGTGTGTTTGATTCGGCAGAACGATCTAAGAAAGATTTAGACAAAGATATAATTCTAAAAGGCGAGGAAAAAGAAAGAGCGGAAGGGTTGTACGGTTCTTCTGGTGTTAGTTTAGGGCAACCAAAAAATAGTTTTACCTCTCGTCAAGGTCCATCTAAAGCAGGGTTTATATCTAATAAAAAAGCTAAAGCGGAAGCTGACTTCTTTAACAAGTACACGTTTACCAAGCCGCTACCCGCCGATAGTGTAGTATACCTAGATGATCCTATGTCACCTAGCGCAATGGGCTTCCTTAGTGCAGGTAAGTTAAAAGAAACGCTACATGCTATTGCGGCGGGTTCGCTGTATCCTAAGTTGGCTAAGATCGCTAACAAGCTGGCGGACATGGCGGGTACTACCAAAATAGTATTCGTACCAGACCTTGTGGATATGGACGGTGCGCCATCGGCAGGACAGTTTGATCCTAGAACAAACACTATTTCTATAAACCCTAAATCAGGTATGAATACGCACACCGTTTTGCATGAAATGGTACATGCCGCTGTTTCTGCGTCCTTGGCTAAGAACTCTGCTAGCACATTGGCGCTGCGTAATGTGTTCAACGATGTGAAAGACGTACTAGATACTGAGTATGGGTCTACAAACCTAGACGAGTTTATCTCTGAGGCGTTGACCAACCCAGCGTTCCAAGAGAAGCTAGGACAGCTACTGTATAAGGGTGACTTGTATAAAGGTAAGACCGCCCTGCAACGTCTATATAATGCTATCACTAACTTTGTGCGGCGTGTAATCGGCTTGCAGTCCAAACCTTTGACCTCGGCCTTATCAGAAGTAGATTATCTGATCGAAGGTATGTTGGCCCCTGCCCCGCAGTTCCGTGACGCGGATTCTCTCGCGTTGATGACACCCGCCGCCGCTAACGGCTTCCTAAACAGTGCCATTACAAACGGGCCTATCTTCAACAACGCAGGTAAGACAAAATATATCGCACATATTGAGGACGCTACAAAGAACGTGAGCCTTGGGCTGTTCGGCGGGGCAAACAAATTCTTAATGCAAGCTACGCCTCTGCACTACCTAGCTGATATATCGGAAAAGTATTTCGGTAACTTAGGTGCCAAGTTAAACACTACCGTTAATGAAGCTAACGGAGCCTATGGTAAGCAGATTGACGAGTTGAAGAACACCCTGCTACCTATAGTACAATGGGGCAAAGCTAACAAAGGACTGCAGGATCAGTTCAACAGGATGGTGAACGAGGCTACGCGCCGTGAAGTTGACCCTGTGCTTGACCGTCCCGCCGCAGTCAAAAAGTACGGCAAAGACCCTGAGAAAATGGCTGATTGGGAGCAGGTGAGGCGCGATTACGAAGCCCTAGTAAACTCTAGTCCCTTAGTTGTGCGTATTTACGCCACCATGCGTAACCTATTTCGGGGATTACGGAACGACATTAAAAAAGCCGTAGATGAGCGACTGTCTATAGCTATACCTGATGGTGCCATACGCGCTAAAGTTATGAAGAGTTTCTATGACAAGCTGACTTCCAAAGGCACTATAGAACCCTACACACCCTTGGAGCGTGAAGGAGATTTATGGCTGTACTATAATGCTATTGATCCATTTAGGGGAACACTTGAACGGTATTCTGAAGCATTCACTACTCCTGCTGCTAGGGCTAGAGCATGGTCTGAATATCAGGGTAGAGTACGCGAAGGTATACGAGGCAATCAAAAACTTATGGCTAGTATGGCTGAGTTGGTTCGGCAGAAAAAACACGCCAATATAGAAGAGGCTATAGACGCGCAGATAGGTGTTTCCGAAGCGGCATCCATAGCAGATGTTAACTTTGACAATGCGCCCCCTTCATCCTTTATCGCGCAACTGGTCAAAGGGATACGTGATAACAGCCCTAGCGACACTAAAGAACAGCGAGAAACTACCAACAGACTAATAAATGAGATTGGTGAGTTGGTTCTTAACACTATCCCAGAGACCTCCTACATGCAGTCGTTTCGTACTCGTAAGGGCACATTGGGTAATATAGAGGACGCTATACGCGCTACTACAAAACGTGCGACCTTGCTAGGTAGGCAAGCCGTACAAATGAGATACGGTAACAAGTTCGACGCAATAAAAGTAGAACTACAAGCGGCTTACGATAAAGCGGGTGGGGAAGGTAACACAACTCCCGCCATGAGAGATATGTACGACACTTTGGTATCTTTTGCTAATAGCGGAACTGGCGTCAACAGGAGTAACCTTTCTAAGTTTTTGACCAATATTGGCTTTAACATGACGCTAGGATTTAACGTGTCGGGTGCTTTGGTTAACCTTTCGCAGATACCCCTTACAGTATTCCCTGTATACGGTGCTAAGTACGGGTACGATAAAACATCCTCTGCTATAGGTGAGGCCATGCGCCTTATTCATAACAGTGGTCGCAAGCGTATGGTCGAAGTGTACGGCGATAAGGTTGACGCAGAAGGCAACCCTATCAAGGAAATGCAGGAAGTAACTGGAACTCCCGCAGACAGGTCTGTAAGCAACTACGACTATGCAAACGAGACCGACCCCCGAAAGAAGCGTATGCAGTTTGCAGTGGGTGTAGGTGAACGACTAGGTTTATTCAAACGCACACTAGCTTACGACATGCTAGACATAGACGGTACTAACGGCGGTATGGAAAAGTTTAACGCCGCATCGGGCTTTATGCTGCACCACGGAGAGCGGATTAACCGTGAGGTAGCCTTTACCGCTGCGTATAACCTTGAGGCAGATATATTAGGTGCTCAAGCTGCCAAGGATAACCGTACTGTAAGTGATGCTGAGTATGAGCAAGCGGCTGAAAAAGCGTTCTACATGGTCGAAATGACCAACGGGGGTAGCGCATCGGCGGCTTCACCCCAGATAATGCAGGGGTCTATCGGATCGGTAGTCTTTATGTATAAGCGTTACGGTGTGTCCATGCTGTCCCTGCTACATAAACTGGCAAAAGAGGGGATGGTCGGGCAGTCTGCTGAAGCTAAGAAACTAGCCGCTTATCAACTCGCGGGTATATACGGATCGGCTGCGCTTATGTCAGGTGTGCGCGGTGTGCCTTTCTTTGGCGCGGCGGCTATGGTTTACAACCTACTCAAAGACGATGATGAAGAATCCATGCAATCCATAGTGCGTAGGGTTACGGGCGAAGGATACTACTCGGGTGCTGTAAACTACGTAACAGGTACTAACGTGGCTACACGCATTCAGCTATCCGACCTGTTGTTTAGAGACACACTAATAGATCGTGACCAACCTGCTATATGGACTGCCGTAGAGATGTTGGGTGGACCCGCTATAGGTATCGCATTGCAGGTGGATCGGGCAGCTAATTTATTTGCAGCGGGTGAGTTTGCTAGAGGGGCAGAAGCCTTCGCACCATCGGCGGCACGTAACGTGATGAAGAGTGTGCGGTTCTACAAAGACGGTGGGGCCGAAACATTATCGGGTGATATCATTGCCCCTGTGCATCCTCTACACGCAGTAACACAAGCCCTAGGGTTTATCCCCGCAGAGTTGGCTCGGGCCTATGAATTAAATGCTGAAATAAAAAGCATGGAAAAAGGCACTAAGGCCAGACGCAAACGCATCTTAGATAATATCGCTAGGGCCAGAGCAGATGGTGACAGTGCAGCCGAACAAGCGGCCTATGACAAAATACCTGCGTACAATGCGGAACACCCTGATTGGCCCATCAACGGTAAGTCTATAGAGAAATCTATGAACAGCCGTGCCGAAAATACGTCTAAAAAGTTCCAAGGTATATCCATACACCCTAAACTACGGGGTACTTTCATGGACTTTGCGGATCAGTTTAGTGGTAAAGCTACTATGTTTTAGTAAAAAAGCCCCCGCCGTTGCAGTGCGAAACCTAGCCGAGCGGGGGCAGTAGAGAGGAGAACAACTAGTGAGTTGTCGAGCAGGACATATCACGTTGTTCTCCAGAGGCGTACTCCTAATTTAGCATTTTCGACGCGGACTTGCATTTTTATCGTCCATTTTTTCCGCTTTTCTACGTTTTTTACCTGCTGGTGTGCTTTTTCGGTGTTTATGCAGGGTATGAAAGCGGAACCGCCGACTTTTAAATTGTCCCAATCAACGGTTATTTTAATTCCGTCAGGGTCCAGATCATCAATCATCAACACTTTGCGGTTCATCTAATACTCCTTCTGAGTAGTCCACCACTATACACCGCGATGGGGGTAGGTTTAGGTGAGTACCTTTACTCAACCGCATCTGTACTTTCTTTGCACCCATAGCCTCGGTCATGTCCTGCACAAGGTTATCAAAACTTATCTGGTGATCCGTGCAGTATTTCTTTAGCGGTTTCGGCAGCAAGTATAGTTTTTGCGTGTCTATCTCGTACCGTGCAACAAAGTGATTACGGGGCGTAGCTTCGGGAACTGCACCGCCATAGTCTAAAGCATTGCCGTTTACAGAGGCCCGTAGATCAGCGGTGCTTTTGATCTGCAAGATATTGTTGTTGTTCTCAAACACGTAGTTGTTAAGCGTTTCGGATACAGAAGAACCCACATCGTTTACTATGTTCTTACGCATAGTAACTTGCTGAACAACCCACTTAAACAACGCGGCAGTATCCCAATCGACTATGCCTAGCTTCTTGGCTATAACTACTCCCGCCAAGATAGCCCCGCACCCCGCCGACCAAAACCTATGCTCTGCTTCTAACGCCGCAGCTTTATCTATCCGTGCTTGTATACCCAACACCAACGCCGCGACTTCATCACGGTTATTTATTACGTGCTGCACAAACTTGGCGGCAAACCAGCCGTGATTAGATTTTATGTCGGTAAATATCTTGTCGGTTATGGGCTTGATACTTGGGTCTTTAAGAGACTTGTCTACTTTTATCTCTAGCATTCTAAGCATCTCTGCATGGGGTACTTCTTTGTTTCGGGTCAACAATTCCCAAAGGCTTATGTTCGCAGAAGTAACACCGATCAACTCCCAAGGTTCGCCTCTGTGTCTTTCTGTATTGCCGTCACTAGACATACGGTTCTTCTGCATACCGCCAGACAATTCGTATACGTACTTGGAAGCCCACTCTGGTGTTATGTTCGTCATTTCGTCAGAACTTAACGGGAGGTTACGCATCAACTCGGCCCTGTTCATTCGGGCGTTATGTGTGTCTGCGTGGTGGTTCATCAGGGCTTCGGGTCTGCCGTATATGCCTAGTGCTGCCCTCATAGCCGTGGTCTTGCCCACTCCTGATCCACCGAATAGGTGAATACCCATACTGTTTTGCCCTGTGAAGGGCATGAGTATAGAGCCGAATCCAGAGCCTATAACAAACTGATGTAGCTGGAAATTCTCACGGTTATAAAACGCAAACATTTCTAGCTGTCGGGCCTCTGATCCTTTGGGTTCAAAGGTAGAAAACAACCCTGCTGTCTTTTTGGACGGGGGGTTATACTCAATGCTATTACCTAGGATAAGTCTATCCCCTAGCACAAAGGCTTCCTGTCTATCGTTAGTCCACCCAAACTGTAGGTGCGCTTCGTCAGACGCCGCAGCCGACTGCAATTCGTCTATCCACTTAGTTGTGTAAGCCATTAGCTGATCCAATTTGTTGCCCCATGTGGTAATGCCGTTCATAGCCACAATTTTACGGAACTCTTCTTTTGAGGTTATCGCAGACATAGGTGCAGTAAATTCCCGTACCCCGTCCTGTGGTAGGTGCAGTCTAAACACTACGACATAACCCCCCAGTGAAACGTCGTGGAGTAGCCTCGTTACGTAGAAGTCGTTGTGGTAGATTACTTCTTCTTCTACGTCCCCGTCAGCATTCTTTTTACGTACATATACGCCGCCGTGTGCGCCTCGCACGTAGGGCTTGGGGTAAGGTGGGATCATGTGCTTGGTAGACGATGCCGAGAACGGATCATCTTCTACTTCATCGTCACCTAGGGCTTCCTTTAGCCGTTCACCTAGAACCTTGGGGCTTTTTACCTTACCCCAGTTAGGGCAATCCATGCAGATATCAGGGTTGTTATCGTCAAAGGTGGCACACTTGTAGGCTATATCTCTAAGCCCTAGTTCCGCAGCCTTACCCTCTATATAATCCCACTTCTTATCTGTCTCTTGCTCCGAATAACCTTCGTAGCCCTTAGATATTTTGTGAGCCTTGGCCCTGCTACCATCCTTACAGGCTTGCAATACGCTAAGAACACCGCGCCACGTAGGTTCAGACACTTCGTCCTTCGCCTTTATAGCGTGTAATATCTGAGCGCAGCCACGCCCTGCGCGGGTCTTTTCTATAATATCCTTAAATACGTACTCTTTGTTGCTGTTGATTGTGTCCCACACTGCGCTGCTATCCCTGCTCTCATGTGGGGATAATGTCGGTTCGGATCGCTCACCAAACAGACCCATGAACTCGTCTAGTACAACGGGTTCGGGTATATCAACACCGTACAGTTCCACAGGTGCAGGTGGGTCGGACTTGTAGTTATGTGTATTAGGTACACGCAGCACTCTGGCCGCGTCAGCGGTTACTACAGGATCGGCTTTAAGCCCACTGCTAGCACATATTTGCTTTACACGCTCTGCTACGGGTATCCAATCATCCACAGCTAGGGCTTCGGATAAGAACCAGTAAACATGCACACCATTACCCGAGTTTACCATTAGTGGTTTAGGTAACTTGTACTGCTTGCAGAACTTACGTAGTGCCGACACAGCTTCGGTTTTAGATGGATAATCCTTACTAGGTCCACAGTCTAAATCTAAGAATATAGACCTTAATTGGTGGGCATTGTCTGCTTTTCTATTTTCGGTTGTCTTAAAGGTAGCTAATGCAAAGTACACATCGTACCCTTCAGCGTCTAAGTCTTGAGCGGCAGTCTCTACTTCGTCTACTGTGTCATAGAATTTCTGTACTCTGCGGTTATCTCTGCTCCGAGCCGCAAACACACAATAGTTACCCTCACTCCCTAGAACCCTGCTTAGAAACGTTTTTATTATCATAGCCTCTTTCCCACAAGGTCACTGCGAGACGCTACTAGGACGCGTCCTAGTTAACACCCCGCAGCGGGTTGTCTACTTATATTACTCCCAATCAGATAGAATATCGCCTAAACCATCATCTGTTTCTTTGGGTGGCGGGGCAGTCTTCTTAGTGACTTTTTTCACAGGTTCTGGGGCTTCTTCAGAACGTGTATCAGGTGCTACCGCAACGTCAGCGGGGGTATCGTCAATCTCAAACCCGAACACGCTTTCTGGGGCTTCATCAATAGAGAACCCATCCTCTGCGCCAAAGGGAGAATAATCTTCCATAGGCTTGAGGTCGATAACCTGTATGGCACGTAAGCGCAGGGAAACACCGTGGTCGCGCATACTATAAGGGACAAACGTAACCTGTACGTGTATCTTGCTGCCCGTAGTGAGCATAAAATCATCGTCCAACTTTTTGTTCTTAGCGTCATACTGAGAAGGCTTTGCAGTGAGTTGCTCCCCATACGCGCCCTTCAATACGGCCTTGCCAGTATACGTACCGTCTTCTTGCTCACTAAAGACTTCCGCAGGTGTAGGTAACTTTACAGGCCACTTAGCTTGCTTTTTCTCTGCGTAAGCCGCAGTCATGGCTTTGTACAATTCCTTGGCTTGTTCCTTGGTCATACGAAAACCTGTTTCGTATTTTGCGCCATCATCAGATGGATCACACGGCACAGATTTACCCCGCTCACCTGCGGTCTGGTCAAACCGATAAGGGCGGTTAACTCGGGGGTATTGTGCGATAACACCACGTATAATGTGGCTCATAGAGTTGGCTTCAGCCATGTCGTTCTCCTAGGTTTTTATTTTAAGGTAGTTAAAGGCCGCTCTCGTCTGAGAACGGGGATTTAGAATTGATATGGGCAGAAAGTATAGCCGTATTTATCGCTTCTAAAGTATCTGGATGGTCAATCATACCATCCACGTCCTGCATTTCGGCTACGTTCAAAGACCTTTTAGGTTTGAAAAATAACTTAGGTACAGGACTATCTACATCAAAGTAGACGTTAGTAACCACAGACGCAAAGCGCGTGTTGTGACTGCTCAAGTGCCGTGCATAAGATTGCAGGGGGGTATTACCGTTCTGAGGTTTGCCGAATATAGACGTAGCAGATACTTGCAACTGATACACTGTACCTAACTCACCCTCTAATAACACCGCTATGCGTTGGTGGAACCTACACGCCCTACCCATACCTGAACCAGAACCACGTATGTTCTGAGTGCAGTCCATGCACCGTACTGCTTGTGCATCTTCTACAGGTACACCCTTGTCAGGGCGATCTGTGTCTGAGGACCAACAGGTAGGTGCAGTGGGGTTATCACTATCGTACACGCCTTCGTAATATGCGCGAGATATTTCCGCTGCATTTACTATAACTGTATCAAGTGATGTAGCCGTATCGCCATCAGGTAGCGTAAACACGTTGCCCCCTGTGCTAATACGGCTAAAGCGTTCCGACATTATTGTGGTCCCATCTCTTCGGGGGTAAACATTTCTAGCTGCTCCCCATCCCCATCTTTGTACTTCTCGGCTAACAACGCGTCTTGCAGTTTAGCTATGTTAAACCTGTAAGTATCATTCAGCTTAATGAACGTGCTATCAGGTATACGTCCCTGTCTAAGCCACGCCCGTACTGTGGACACAGACACTTGAAAGTGCTTCGCCACGTCTTCAATCTTGCTCAAATCTTGGGTCATTTTTTCCTCACAGCTACGGTGTATTCCGAATCCACGTTTAACCCTCTGGGTACGAGATCGGGGTTTTCTTCCAAGAATTGTTTTACGTTGGTCTGGTTAAGCCGCTTCTCATAGAAGTGCGGCACGTCATGCTCCATGATAAAAGCGTTCATGCTTTCCCAATCGCTAGTCCAATACCGCTGCTTAACAGACCTGTAAAATAATCCTTCGGAAGTCCTAACACTATCTACTGCGTGTTCTTTGCAGTGAGATAGCAGAGCCTGTTTAATCTTATCCAACTGAGTAGACAGCGCACCGTCTTCATCTTTAAACTCTTTGGATAACTCGGCCCGTCTTTCGCGTATCTTAATGTACGCCCTAGTCAACTTATCGACTGTTACAGTCATTGCATCCTCCGTCTTTTGTTAGTAATAGTTTGTATATATTAACAATGTGTGTCTAGTCAAGCAAATCTTTGTATAAATCAATAATTTTTGAATGGACGCTAATACGCTGATCTAACAGACTATAAATGCGTTTCTCGGCACTAGAACCTGCTAACTGTACCACCGTACATTTGTGAGTTTGTCCTGCGCGATGAACCCTTGCGTTAGCTTGAGCGTAGGTTTCTAGTGAAGGTGTCGGCCCCCACCACACGACTGTATTCGCTGCGGTCAGTGTCACCCCATGTGCAGCGGCGGCGGGTTGGATAACCAAAATCTTAGGGTTATCTTCTGTTTGAAACCTTTGAAAAATCTCAGTACGTCTGTGTACTGGTACGTCTCCACGTATCACCTCTGTAGGTATTTTGTCTGCTCGTAGCTTTTCGGTCAGCAAATCTATGGTGTGCTTAAACGGCACAAACACCAAAACTTTCTTGCTGCTCTCCGCTATTACTTCTTTAAGGACGCTGTACCTGTTGGAGATATCAAACTGAACTGTCTCTTTGTCATCAGTATAAACCGCGCCACCCGATATCTGTAGTAACTTGCTCATTTGCACGGCGGCGTTTACTGCGGATATCTCTTCACCCGCTGCATTGGTAATCATTTTCTTGCGGAGTTCTTCATAGTAAAACTCTTGCTGCGTTGTTAGCTGCACCTTGCGTTTCACGTACACCATGTCTGGTAAGTCCAGACACTCTTCTTTTGTAAAACGTATAGCAGGTTGTAACGCATTGAATACTGTGTCGGTTGCAGTATCTCTTATCGCCCACTTCCACATAGTAGCTTTATACATGACCATATCGCGGAACGCGCCAAAGAACCTAGGAACACCTAACGGGTTGACCAACTTGGCTAGGCCGAAAGCATCTGTTGGAGACTGTGCAGCAGGAGTACCTGTCATTAGCCACAACCACGTATCAGTTTGTAGTAGGCGGTTAAGGGCTTTCCAACGCTTAGTCTGTGCGTTCTTATAGTGCGTAGCTTCATCCACGATAATTAGATCAAAGCCACCAGAGGCTATGGCATCTTCTACAAGTTCTACACCTGCGTAGTTTATCACTACAAACTCGGCATCACCTTCTATAACTGCCTTGCGCTTAGACTTAGAGCCATAAGCAACGTCCACCCTGCGGTGCATTGCAAAGCTAAACATATCGTTACGCCACGCGCTATCCATAATAGATAGGGGGCATATGACCAACACACGGTTAACCTTGCCTTGGCTTATAAGGTAGTCAGCCGCCCATATAGCACTAGCTGTCTTGCCTGTACCCTGTTCGTTAAAACAGAACGCACGTTTATTTAACGTGAGAAATGCTGCTGTCTTTTTCTGATGGTCAAACGGCGTGTACTGGCCTGTCCATTTATAGCGTCTGCTGATCGGAGACGGTGCCTTTATCCCTACACTACGTAGCGTATGTACCTCGTCTATACCCCAATGTACTATCACCTCGTCACCCTTTAACTCTTTGCTTTTGGGTATTACAGAAGTGATCTGTTTTGGGTGGGCTACTGGTATTACCAGAGCCTTGTCCTGTAGTATTTGCATGTTGTTCTCCTACTAGGACGCGTCCTAGGACTTTCTTCTTTTAGGGCTACTCATAGCACCCCCTGCGGCTCGGTTCTTTTTACGGTTTTGGACAGTTACTCCGTCCTTATTCTTGCCACCTTTACTTAATGCCTTCTTGTGGGCGACATCCTTGCCCTCGCGCTTGTCGGCCTTACCATTCTTGTTGGCATCCTTGCCTGTCTTATCCATCTTGCGCCGTGCGCGTTGACGCTCGGAACGCTCGTCAGTTTCACCACGCGCCTTCTGCTGCTGATATTCTTTTTTATACGGGCGGGGCTTGTTCACATATCCCATATTAATTCCTTCCGTTATGTACGCACTCTAACACAGCACAGTGGCGTCTGCATAACCCGCTTGTTCGGGGGTTCCACACATCGTTATCGGCTGCACTTTGCATCTTACCATACTTACTGAGCCACTTCTCCCATAATGTTGAGCTGGAGGCTCTATGGTAGGTGTCTTTTACTATAGCTGTACACACAACAAATAGAAGCGCGGCCTTTACGGTATGTACGTTTGGAAA